AAGCTCGGTGGTGATGGCAAGACCATGATCGCGGCGGATCACCTGAATGTTGCGGGTGGTACATTCTCGAATCGTATTGCTACGGACTCGGATTTGAGCGAAGCTGCTCTTGAACAGGCTGTTATTGACATTGCAGGTTTCCGTGATGATCGTGGTCTGCTGATTGCGGCTCGACCGGAGAAGTTGGTTATTCCGTACCAGATGCAGTTTGAGGCTAAACGTATTCTGGGTGCTGAGGGACGTGTTGGTACGGATCTGAATGATCCGAATGTTCTGAAGGATATGGGTATCTTTAGCAACGTCGTTGTTAATCACTATCTCACGGACCCGGATGCTTGGTTCATTCTCACGAATGTCAAGGATGGTGTTAAGTACTTTGAACGACGTGCAGATCAGTTCGAAATGGATAATGATTTCGATACTGAGAATGCTAAGTTCAAGGCTACGGCCCGTTACGCTTTTGGTTGGTCTGATCCGCGTGCTGTGTACGGTTCGCCCGGCGCTTAATTAATATAACTAGGACTCGTAGAGGCGAAGTAAGTGGAAACTAATATACCAGCCTAGTTAAATATGAGGAAACAAATATGCCGATTCGTCCGAATCTTCCCGTGGGTGTTACATCTATCACTCCTCCGGCAGTAGATGTATATAGCAAGTTTATTCTAGTCTCTCGTACTGATGCTACCGCATTTGATGCGATGGTACTACCTAAATATGCTATCATCTCTGCTGTATTAGTAAATGGTCAGGCTGTCTCTGATTCTGCTACTAGTGCTAGTATTAGCATTGGTACCAATCCTGGAACTACAAATGAAGTCTTGGCTGCCTATGATGTTAAGGCTGCTACAGGAAAAGGTAATTACACGGCTGGTGCTTTTGCTGGTACCAACGTGGGAGTTGTTAATACCAGTCAAGCTGGTAATCTGTTGGATGTATTGTACAAAGCAAAGTATACAGAAGTGGGTGCCAGCACTGTCGGTGGCCCTTGGTTAGTTGAGGTCGAGTACTATTTCCCACAACAGGGCAGTACGTACTAAGACTTAATTCCTAGGGGAGACGATAACTTAATTGGTTATCTCTCCCCTATTTCATTGGTGAGGTTAAAATGAGTGCAAATGTTTTTATTAAGAGTGGCTTTGTTAAGGATGTTCTGGCTCCTACTGTCGCTGCTACACTGACTGGTCCTTGGATGTTTAAGGATGCTCCTAATACTGCTATTCAAGTAGTTGCTACGGCTGCGGCTACAGTTATATTTGAGGTATCTAATGATGGAGTAAATGTAATAGCTACGGCACTTGGTACTGTTACTTTAGCTGCTGCGGGTAGTGATGGTTTTGTTACCTCTGCTCCTTGGAAATATCTTCGTGCTAGGATTACTGCTAATTCTGGTACTGTTAATGTTACGATGTGTTCCTAATGTCTACTACCACTAATCCAAAAGTTACAGGTCAAGTAGATTATGCTAGTATTCCTATCTTTACTACTGCTCCTAGTAATCCATTAGAAGGTTCTGTTTATTATAATAGTACTCTACATAAACTACAAGTGCGTACAGCATCTGCACGGGAAACTATTACCTCTGCCTAACTAGGAGATATTATGAGTAGAAATCAATACATCTCAGGGCAATGGAATCTTATCTGTGATTCTTGTGGAAAAAAGATAAAGGCTGGGCAAGCACATAAACGTTGGGATGGATTGATTGTCTGCTTAGATGATTATGAACAACGACATCCACAGGATTTTGTTCGCGCAAGGCAGGATAAAATCTCTGTGCCTTTTTCCAGACCACGCCCGGAAGATGTTTTCATCCCAGTTACATATAACCTCTATTGTGATACTGGTTATTATGTTGTAGGTTATGTAGAGGAATTAATATGACAACAGTTGTTATAAGAGCAGTAAAAGGTGTTGCACTCACCTATAATGAGATGGATGCCAACTTCATAAATCTGAATACAGATAAACTAGAAACAACAAGTATCGGAACAACGGTACAAAGGTATAGTGCAAATTTAGATTCTTTTGCAACTGTCTCTCCCACAGCAGCCGGATTGACTTTATTGGATGATGTGGATGCAACGGCACAACGGGCAACACTAGGGGCGCAAAAGACGCTAGTATCTGGATCGAATATTAAGACAATTAATGGTACAAGTCTGTTAGGTAGTGGTGATGTAGCTGTATCTGTTGCTGACGGGGATAAGGGTGACATTACCGTGTCAGCCTCCGGTACTGTATGGAGTGTGGATGATAATACAATCACACCATCCAAACTCACGCAGAAACCTACACTAGGTACATCTGTGGCAACTACCTCAGGCACCGCGATAGATTTTACTGGAATTCCAAGTTGGGTTAAACGAATTACGGTGAGTCTTAGTGGAGTTAGTACCAATGGAGCCAGTTTAGTACAGGTTCAGTTAGGAGCTGGCACTATACAAACTACTAGTTATGCGGGTGCGGCTGGTTTCTATCCTACCGCTACAGGCGCATTATTTACTACTGGTATAGGACTTGAGGCAGTAGGTAGTGCATCTCAAGTTAGGCACGGAAGTGTAGTATTAGTAAGTATGGGGAGTAATATGTGGGGATGCACTGTCAATATCGGCTATTCGCACGCGGCTGTTGTGAGTCAAGGTGGTGGCTCAGTGACATTAACGGGAGTTCTTGACCGCATCCGCCTCACTACAGTAAATGGAACTGATTTATTCGATGCCGGCTCTGTTAATGTTATGTATGAGGGTTAATAAATGAGATATGAAACCGATGTTAGTACAGGTATTACTACTGAACACGAGGATGCTCCAGGAAATCCTGATATAGTTAAGACTAAAGCACAACTAAAAGTGGAAGAACTACTTGCTCTAGGTACTAAATATAAAGAAGATATGTTAGTATTACAAATGAATTGGTTAACTGTATCTGTAGCAGATGGAACGACAGAAGTAGATAAAAAGACATTGATCCAAGGGGATATTGCTGACTTAAAAGCAAAGTATGTCGCCGATAAAGTAATAATTAATCAAGGATTTGTATGGAAAATGTTGAATATTACTCACATGTCTATTGCCCTATCTGTGGTTCTATTATGATACATACAGAAAGTGATGGGATGATGGGTTGGTTATGTACTGACCCGGATTGTGCATTCTTCGAACCTGATCCGATTTGATATGGATGAGAATGGAATATACCATGAGATGCGGAGAGAAGTAGATTTTCTGTTACAAACTCATATGGAAGAAGAGTCAATTAAATTTGACCTTATACAAGAAGATATTAAACAACTACGATCTGATATGAAAGCCTTCACTGATGCTTGGCAACAGGCAAAGGGTGTTGTCACTTTCATTAAATGGGTTACTAGTATAACAGGTGGCTTAGTTGCTATCTTTTTATTTGTGAAGGATCATTGGAGATGACTTCTGGAACAACCACATTCTCTGTTACTCGGGATGAATTGATTAAAGGGGCTTTGCGTAAGATTGGTGTGGTTGCTCAAGGCGAAACTCCCACAGCCACACAGATCACTGAGGCGGCCTTTGCATTGAATCTGTTGGTCAAGGCATGGGAAGCAGACGGAATGCCCCTGTGGGCCTTGCGTACAACTCCTGTGCCCGTTGTGGCAAATAAGACAACATACACATTAGGAACAGCAGTTACTAATGACGTTGTTACAGATAAACCACTCAAGGTTACACAGGCATGGAATAGATCTACAGGGAATATTGATATTCCTATGCGCCTTCTCACCAAACAAGAGTACAACATTCTTGGTAACAAACAGACTACTGGAAAACCTATTCAGTTGTACTTTGAACCCCTATTAAATAATAGTGCCATCTCCCTCTTTCCTATACCTAGTGCAGCAGAGGTGGGACAATCCACTATCTATATTGTGTATCAACGTCCATTTGAAGATTTTAATTCTGCTACAGATGTTCCGGACTTCCCACAAGAATGGTATGATGCCGTTCTCTACGGACTTGCTGTGCGACTGGCACCAGAATATGGAGTCCCATTAGATCAACGGCAACTGCTCGGTAGAGAGGCCGCAGATATTAAACTTGCAGCACTCTCCTTTGGAAATGAAGAAGGCTCGCTTTTCTTCGGGATTGAGCGGAGAGGTTGGTAATGGCTACACAACTAGAAGATGTCAGTAACCAAGTAGCGCAAGAGAAGATTGGAGATAGTAGATTACGTAATGAAGCCATACGTAAACAGATGCAAGATCCTTGGACAGAATCTACTATAACTACTTCCGGTGATACTCCTACATCTTTACAGAACATTTATTCCAATGCAGGACAAACACCAACACAAGCAAGTACATATGGTAGTTTATTGAATAACTTTAAAGCTCTTGGATTAGATAATGGTACTGACACAAATAATAATGCACTAACTACTGACGATACCTCGGGTAAAAGTTGGACTACACAAGGTTGGGCTGCACCTGCTGCTGGGGCTGGTGCTAATCTTTTAGGGGCTGGTGCCTACTCTGGCCTTGGTTCTGCTGCTGTTAATTTTGCACAAGGAAATACGGCGGCGGGTACTGGTAATCTCGCATCGACTTTAACTAGTCTATTTAATAAAGGAAATGTCCCTGGTCTGTCTGGTGCTGTTGGTACATTAGCATCTGGTCTTATGGGTGATAAGAGTGCCTCTGAGATCGGATATGGCCTTGCTAACTCTGGATTAGGTACATTGTTTACAATGGCAAATCCGCTAGCTGGAGCAGCCTATAGTGTTGCACGTATGCTAGGATTTAATCCAGCACAAGGAATTGCTTCTATGTTTGATACTAGGAATTATGGTGAAGAGGGGGGTCATATAGGGGGCTTCTTTACTAAACCCTCAGAGTATACAGGTTATACACCGGGACAGGCATATGAACCAGGAACTAATAACCTATCAACTGGAAATACCGCAGGCTATTCAGCAGGAACTGCTCATTACGGGTATTCTAATCCTGCTGCTAGTTATGGTGGTTACACAACTAGTAGCAGCAGCGATGGTGGAGATTAAACAATGGCAGCAAGACAGAGAACAAATAAATATCAAGTACAGGAAGTACGGTTGCCAATCATAGGTTCTATGACCAATCGATCATCATCTAGTCTAAAGGATCAGCGGTTTGTTAATGTCTTTCCAGAGACTAGGAAGGTAGAAGTCACTAACAGTACTCGTATCTTCCTTAACAAACGCCCAGGATTGACCTTACATAAGACATTAACTACAGGTACTGGTAGAGGTATTGTTTGGTTTCGTAATAGATTCTATGCTGCTATTGATGGTAAGATTATGGAAGATGGTGTTACACCAACTGCTGTAATTACGTTAACAGATGCTACTACACGTGTCGGAATGGTGGTGGCTAACTCTTCCAGTGTCGGAGACTACCTCTTTATCTGTGATGGAACGTTAGCCTGGGTGATAGATTCTAATGGTATCGTTTCTACTATTGGAGATAATGGTGTCGGAAAAGCTACTATAGTCTCTGGCGGATCTGGTTATACTACGGGTCCTTATGGTTACTTTACTGGAGTAGGTACTGGAGCAGCTGCGAAAACTGTGTTAACTGCTGGAGTTGTTACAGAGATAATTATAACATCCTCTGGTACGGGTTATACGACATTACCAACGATCAGTTTCTCTTTACCTGTAATAGCTACGAATGCTACAGATTTGTTTACTTCTACAGTTCCTCATAGGATGACAGTTACTGATAGAGTTCTACTAACCTCTACAGGTTCTCTTCCATCCGGTATTACTGGGGCAGTTTATTGGATT